CGTTCAAACTCAATACGAGCAGCCATTAAATCAGCTTGGTGAACAATATAAATTAATGAAGTGCGAGGTTTTGTTTCTGGTGACCAAGACATTAAGTATGGCTTGTTAGCATCATCATATAAACCATCATGTAACTTAATTGCTAACCACTCGTTTTTAGACATCTGGATACCATGAGAAAATAGTAAATGTAAACTACGATCTGGTACTGACATAAACTCTAGGCGATCGTTGAATTTATAATCTTCACCTAGTTTATCTTTACGCCATTGGTCATCCTGAGGGATATAAGCATCATTATGTTCATCACCCATTTTACCTAGGTCATGATTTAAAGCTGCGAATACTAATTCTTCTTTAGTGTAAGTAGACTCATCTACCCCCATTTCAACCCAAACATCATTTAATTTAAGAGCACAATCTACTACTCGTAATACGTGATCTACGTATCCACCTGGGAATGCATTATGGTACTCTTTCTTATGAGCTGCTGGCATAAGCATAATACGTTCAGAGTACTTAGAGTAAAAATCTAATAGTTGTGAACAACGTGGTTCACTGATATATGATTTGATAGTTTCCTCTAAATCTATCCAGTTTTGTTGAATTTGTTCTGCTGTTAACTTCATATTAATTATACATTGTCTGTTCAGACTCAACAAATAAACGAATTTGTTCTGTTGTTTCTTTTAATTTTTCAATACCTTCCAAATATACTTCTATTGGTTGTTGTTGTTTAACAATAAAAGTTAATTGGTTAGCAATATTATCAATTTTATCTAATTGATGTAATACATTGTCTTTATTTTTCATAAATTTAATTTTAGTAGTATTATCCGTAACCCGTGGCTACCTTATCACATTTTGTTTTCATTACGTTTTTGAATTGCTTCAAAACCCGTAGTTATAATGTAAATAATAGAAAATTGGAAGCCAAATTATTTTTAAGAGAGGTTTATAGTATTAGATATTTTTAATAAAAAAGCACATTTCTCATATTCTTCTTGTGATTCAAAATAATCAATAGACAATACAAGAGCCTTCCTAAAATCTTTATCAGCGTAAAATTTAAGGCATTCAACATGAAAAGAATTATCTACTTCTATTTTAGATAAATTTTCTAATGCTCTATTAAACACCATATAACACCCAGCTTTACGAATATCTTCTATATCTAATTGTGGGTCTGATAATTCAAAAAATTTAAGTAATTGTTGACTAAATGTTTGATAATTTATGATTAATTTTTTAAACATTCCCATCCATACAGCGGGGTATTCATTGAGGTTAATTTGAACATTTTCATCTTTTTCCTCTTCAGGGGTCTTAAATAAATTAAATATTTCTTCAATATCCATATATATAAATATATGATAAGTAGGGAAATAGCGGCTTTAAGCCGCTTTTATTATCATTTTAACCCTTTAATAATTGTTTTGTACCTTGTACTTTTAATTTACTTATTTCGTTTTCTAAATACTCTACTCGTTTAGTTAAAGTATAAAGAAAAGTAATTGATAAAATTGTTTCAATAAGTAAAATTGCAGTTAATATTAACATAATAAAAAAATTAGTGCGCCTGACAGGAATCGAACCTGTGACCTGCGGTTTATGAGACCGCTGCTCTAACCAATTGAGCTACAGGCGCTTAGCACTCAAGGTTGGACTTGCACCAACACGTTCTATTGAACTCGAAACCTTAGCGTCTTCTATCGAGTTACCATGGTAACTTCACTTTCGCCACTTGAGCAATATTAATATAATAAATAAGAATTATAAAGCCAAACTTATTTACAAATAGCATCAGCTACATATGAAGCAACCATAGCTTCAGGTTTACATCTAGGAGTGTAACCCATTGATTCTATGTATCCTAATGCTGCTCTTAATACTTGATTAGATTTATATTTAGGATCTGGGTTAAGATCTAAATCAATATAATTAGGTTCAATTCCATTCTCACTTAAAATCATTGCTGTTTGTAAAGAGTATTCTACTTCATTCCATAATCTAGTGAAACGATCTGGAATTCTATTAACTATATCTTTAGCATATAGAACATGTCCACCTTTTCCTGAATTATGTAATACAATAACAACTGCATAAGTAGTATAACGCTCATTTTGAGAGTCACAACCAACATAGATAGTAGTATCTGAGTTATTAGCTAAGAAATCTTTTACATATGGGATTAAGTCTACTTCTTTCCTAGTAGATAGGCTTTTGAATTTTAGTTCCATAGCTTTAATTTTTGAGTCAAGTGCTGGAGTCGAACCAACCTAACAGTTTTTGCAGAACTGCGCCTATAACCGCTCGGCCAACCTGACATTTATTATAAATAGTACCCCGAAAGAGATTCGAACTCCTATCTCTTGATCCGTAGTCAAGTGTTCTATCCATTGAACTATCAGGGCAAAATAGTACCTCTATAGGGACTCGAACCCCAATAACAACCTTAGAAGGGTCGTGTCCTATCCATTGAACAATAGAGGCAAATAAGCGGAGAGCATTGGAGTCGAACCAAATCCCCGAAGGGACACATTGCTTAGCAGGCAAGCCTAATCACCGTCATAGCTTACTCTCCTTTTTGTGTGTCTAACCAGATTCGAACTGGTGCTAACGGAACCACAACCCGTCGTGCTAGACCGCTAACACTATAGACACCATGTAGTACCTCCTGAGAGACTCGAACTCTCACTGCATTTAAGCACTGGTTTCTAAGACCAGCATGTCTACCAATTCCATCAAGGAGGCAAATAAGCGGAAGAGATAGGACTCGAACCTACACATCAGTTTCCCGATACCGGTTTTCAAGACCGGGGCGATACCAATTACGCTTTACTCTTCCAAAGTTCCTCACCTGAGATCTCAGTGAGTAGATTTTAACGGGTTTCTCTAACTATTTCGAGAACCTTCATCTGCGTGGATACGAACCAAACGCGAAACTTTTTCATTAGTGTCTTACCACATAAAAACCTGTCAATCCAATACGTCGGCGATGCTGGATCTTGCTATCGTTTTACCCGAATCGATTCCCCATTAAGGTCGGGGGCTTTTTACTACCACTACTTTTTTACAGAATGTAGCCAATCTTGCTGAGTATCTCTTACTCATTGTTGTCCCTGATGGATTCGAACCACCGTTCTCTGAACCAAAATCAGATGTCCTGCCGTTAGACGAAGGGACAATATATAGCAGCTCCAACGGGATTCGAACCCGCACCACACGGCGTGACAAGCCGGCATTGTAAACCATTCAACCATGGAGCTAAATTAAAAAACAGACTTTGCACACGTTGGAGGTCTACTGTGCTAATTCATCCTCCCGCTTCTACGTTCCCGTCGGTATCTGTTTTTTAGAGCAGGTGGCGAGAATCGAACTCGCATCTCCAGTTTGGAAGACTAGAGTAATAAGCCATTATACGACACCTGCTTATGTAGTGGTCCGGGGTGGATTCGAACCACCGACACCTGCATCTTCAGTGCAGTGCTCTACCAACTGAGCTACCGGACCATTATTAGTACACCCTATTGGACTCGAACCAACAACCTCTTCCATGTAAGGGAAACACTCTACCATTGAGTTAAAGGTGCGTGGTGAAGGTAATCGCGTTTTTGAATAGAACCGGAACCCCCGTTAAAACTATTTTGTATGTCTTTCCATACTTGTACAACAAGGATCTTCTTTACGTACTAAGGACTCTCTTGTGCTTCCTTTGTGGACCTGGAGGGGCTCGAACCCCCGACCTTCTGAATGCAAATCAGACGTTCTAGCCATCTGAACTACAGGCCCATTTAAGTTGTCTAAGTGGCAAGACTCGAACTTGCAACCCCTGGTTCCCAAAACCAGTACTCTGACCAATTGAGCTACACCTAGATAATAGTCTTCACAGCTAGACTCGAACTAACAACCTTTCGCGTATCAGGCGAATGCTCTAACCAATTGAGCTATGTGAAGAAATGGAGCTCCATGTCGGACTCGAACCAACAACCCCTTGTTTACAAAACAAGAGCTCTAACCATTGAGCTAATGAAGCATTAAGCACGTCTACTAAGACTCGAACTTAGAATAACAGTTTTGGAGACCGTAGTGATAACCATTTCACCATAGACGTAAATAAGTGACCCCGGTGAGGCTCGAACTCACGACTCCCACATTAAAAGTGTGGTGCTCTAAACCAGCTGAGCTACGAAGTCAAAAAGTTGTGCAGGAGGGACTCGAACCCCCAAGTCTATAAGAACCTGATTTACAGTCAGGCGAGCCAACCAATTGCTCAACTGCACAATGTAGTACTCGGTACGGGATTCGAACCCGTGTAACAAGAATGAAAATCTTGTATCCTAGGCCATCTAGATGAACCGAGCATTTGATTAAAAATTTGAGGCGACAATGAGACTCGAACTCATAGCCGATCGGTTAACAGCCGATTGCTCCACCATTGAGCTATATCGCCTTCTTAATCCCAATATGTCAAATAACGTTTTTGTTTACTCATGGCGCGTTACTGCTAATTTCAACTTTTTAAATATAACATCTTTTTTCTCTAAAGCCAAACTTTTTTAACCCTTTTTGAAAAAAAAACCTCGAACTTTTTGGCTCGAGGTTTTCGTTATATCTTTTTTATATGTTTATATACAAACTTAACTTATCCTCGAGGCATATTGTTTCCAATCAAAGCCAATATTTTGGCCAGCCGCTTGAAGCGATATCTCCGTTGCCGGGCGATAACTGATATGTCTAAAGGTTTGTTTCATTGTTTTATATACATATACGATGTTTTATAAAAACATCAAAATTATTAAAATTAGTTGCGGGAGCAGGACTCGAACCTGCGTCATTTGGCTTATGAGACCAAGCTGGAACCATCTCCAGTCCACCCCGCCTTATTATTATTTTTATTTTATCTTTATTTCATACTATTAATATAACATCACTTTCTCGCTTTTCCAAACCTTTTTGTAAAGAAGGTTAAAGAAAAAAAAACCGGGCTTAACCCGGCTTTAAACGACTATCTATATTTTTGTATTATAGTTGTCCATCCGGATTAGTAGGTGGGTTATCTGTGGGATTTGACGTATTATTTTTAGCTTGCTGTTTAATTTTAGCAATATTTTCAATAACAGTTAATCCTAATCCACCACCAGCAATCAACGCAATTGAATCAAACATAAACTCAGGAGTAATATGTTTTTCATCTTTATAAGTAGCGATATAAGCTAAAGAAATAACTACAAATAAAGCTATCAATGAAGCGAATCGTTTACTTGAAGTATCAGAGTTACCTGATAATAGGTTTTTAAAGAATTCTTTCATACTGTGTGTTTATTATAAATATATAAAGACAGAAAAAGGTCGACTTTAGTCGACCTAATTCCCCTATTATGAGTATTTTATTGCTGTAACATCACTGGTGTCTTACCATCAGTAATAATGATTCTATTCTCACTCCAACGTAATGCATCAATGTAACGCTCAGTTAAGATTTCTTTAGTTAAACCTTGAGATTTAATTCTATTGGTTTCTTGTTCAATTTGAGCTTTTTCTTTCTGCATACGAGCTACTTCTAACTCATTTTTAACCTGCTCAGCCATTTGTTTTTGGTTATTTCGAGCTTCAATTGCTTGAGCCATACTAACTGGTGGAGTCAAACCTGATGTTAAACTATTCAATTTAAAGAATTTACCTTCAAACTCAGTACGTAGACGTTCTTGTACTCCTGATTCAAATTTATTTAAATTATTCATTAAAGAATCAGTAGTGAAATTACGTGCTTCCTCTCTAAAAGCATTAATAACAATTGGATTTAAAATCATATTTTCCAAGTTATCCATATTATCATCAAACCCAGTATGTTTGTAATTAAATACAATATCAATACCTTTACCTCGAATTGCTTCGTAAGTGAATGATGGATCTACTGTGAACACACCAGCATCTTTAGCGGTAATAGTTACCTGAGTAGGATCGGCGGTTTGTTCATACATTGGTACCTGGTACAACTCAGTACCTGGGCCTAAAACACCCTGAGTACCAGTTACGATACTGAAGTCTTGAACTCCATTTCGACCATAATTCTGCATTAATACTCCTTCAAAATTCGGTTGAACCGGATTACATGCTGTAAATAACATTGCTACAGCTACAATTGAGAATAAAACTACTTTTTTCATTTTTTATTTATTTTACATTAAACATTTTACTATATGGGAGTCCAAACAATACAAAGATGTGGGTGACAATTCCAATCCATGTTATCCAAGGTAACGGTGATCTAAATAATATCAACCATAACCATAACATACCTGCGTTTGCTAGGATAAATAACAACGCGGTGAACATAATTTTTCTCATTTTGATTTATTTAAATTGATACAAATTCAGCTGCTAATTCATACAACTTAGCATTCAAATCTAAGTCTTGTCTGAAGTTCTTGATTTTACGAGCTTTACGAACCTTAGCACCTGTAGTATAAGCAAACATTCCTTGAGTAATCTTTTCTTGGATTGTATTAAATACACTCCATAAATCATTACCTCTATCTTCAGGACGAGTTGGTGTAGTTAAATCATTATAATCAATTGTGATATTTTGTGCTTGTTCTTCACCAAAACGAATTTGAACTGCTTTACGAGCAAACTCAACAATTTGTTCTTGTTCTAATTTAGTTTGCTTAAATCTATTCATTGACTCAACAGCTAATGGTAATGCTTGAACCATGTTAGTGATTACTCTTTCTAACTCTTCAAAATCATAACCATAGTGGCGAATTTTCATATTCTCAAATTCTTGAGTTGAAATCACTAATCCATTCTCACAAACTAAACGGAATAAACCAGCTGTGAAAGTGAACGCATTTTTACCATCATGACTATTAGTTAATAAAATCTGCGGGAACACATTATCACCATCATCCCCAGAAATGAATAAATCATTATTTCTGAATACAACTAGGTGTTTTTGGTAACCATCACCTTTACGGGCGCGTACTTGTTTAGCATCTACTACACCCCATCCTAAGGCACTCATATCATCAATGATACGTTCTGTTGAAATGTGAGCATACTTATCACTTGTACCTGGTGCGCTGGTGGCTGTGAAAATTGACTTTGCTTTTTCTTTAATTTCCTCTTTAGTTAGGAATTGATTGTTGTTTAAATCTAGTGGCATAACCTTTATTTTTTATTTGTTTTAAATATAATGAACTTTTTCTGTGAAGCCAAACCTTTGTTTAAGAAAACAAAATCACTGCTCCATAAATGATAATATAAATAATTACCACAATAATGGTGTGTAACCCAAAATCAGCAATTTCTTCAATAGCTGAGTTTTCATTTTTAGTGCGACTAAACATACCTTTAAAAAAACGAGTTAGTGCTACTAATGCTACCAATAAAACGAATACTTGAATGTTCATAACCTTTATTTTTAATTATATCTAAATATAACATCAACTCACCAGGAAGCCAAACATTTACCCGGAAAGGTTACAAAGAAGGTTAAAACGTTGAAAATTAATGGATTAGATAATATCCATAGTCACTTCATCATCAGACTCACGTAATATCATCATAGCATTGGTAAGAGCCACTACTATAGTAGAGTACTCATTATCTTTACGTTTTCCAATTACTTGATATAAATCTAATTCCTCTACTATTTCATCTAATGAAACCGCTCCATCAATTATGCTAGTTAATTGAGCAATTGATGTTTTCATTGAAGGCTCAAATACACCATAGTCTCCACCAGATAGAGACATACTAGAAAGTTTTTCTTTAATATCTGTTAATACTTGAGGAGGTTTAATAGACACTATAAAATGATCAATACCTACATCTTTAACTATTGCTTCATCAGAGGCATCTGTTGTAGTTAATGGAATAATTATATTACCTGTTTCTACACCAAAGAAATTACCTGGTTCATTTCCTAATGAGGCTAATTTTTTAGTCCACATAGCTAAACTACCTTCATATAATATATTATCTGAGAAAACACTTCCATAGGCATCTAAAAGCATAGTGTACATTTTATACCCAAATCCTTTTCCTCTATAAGGATCAGTAACATAAGTCAAATGTATCTCAGCTCCTGTGATTTTAAATGGTTTACCTTCTCTAGTACTTAAATTGATAATATCAATATCAACAGTACCAATAATGTAATCTTTAACTGTTTTACCCTCAGAATTAACCAGATATAAAGTACCAGTATAGGTAGAAGGTACTATAAATTGATAAGGACCATCCTCAGAAATAACATTCTTTTTAAGAATATTAGGGTTAAAAGGTTCATTAAAGTCTTCAACATCGTCTCCACCTATCCTAAAATCTTCAAAAAACGTATAATATGTTCTTTCATCCTCCACCTCTAATCCACCAGCGCGAAGTTCGAGTTCGTCTATGTTTAATTCTTTAAGTAGTTCAATTAGTTTTACCATATCCATAAATATCTAAGGATAAAGAAAGGACCCACATATGAGCCCATTTCTCACACTTTCATCCGTATATATGTATCTACAGACTAGTTATAATAGCATCACCAATAGCGTATAAAAGTGCTAGTGATGACCAACCTAAGAAAAACCAAGATGATTTATACCAAAATGATTTTGGTTCATCTTTGCATAAACGAATGTTGAGAGCGTGTAGACCAGTTAGTAAGGTCCATCCAATAATTGAAATCATAACTTTTATTTTTTAAATTTAGTAGTCAGGACAGGAATCGAACCTGCTTCAGCTTTATCATTCTGAGTGCCATTAGCTGTTAGTCTCAACCCTGGAAGGTGCTGCGCTTTCCAAAACGCCACCTGACT